CGTCCTGTCGAATCCCGCATGGTTGCAAGGCCGAACGATAATGCGGGATCCATCGCAACGCCTGTCGGTGCATATCCGGCGTCGATGACAAGACCTGCTGCCGCTTCAACCGCAACATCATACTTATCATTTGCAAGTGTCGCACTCTGTCCAGAATCTGCGATGCCTTCCGTGAGCAGGGGCGACGCTGTGCCGGTAAGTGGATTTAGTTTGTGAATGCCGATGATGTCAAGTGCTCTTCCAAGTGCAATTCCTGCATTTTCGGAAAGATCCTGCAGAACGCCAATCTGTACGTCTTCATCCGCCCACTGCACCTCCTGTGAAAACCGCATTGTTACCTGCAGCTTTACCGGTTTTACGATCTTTGGCGCATAGGTCGTCGGTGTCGGAGATTTCTTGGATCCTTCTCCTACAATTTCTGCTTTCGGTGCAGCCGTCAGTACCCAGTTTGTTTCCTGACCAAATTTCTGTGGCCTTGCTCCGGAAAGGAGCGCGATCGCAGATCCTGTCTGCGCTTTCTTAAAAATTCCTGCTGCAATGTTATTCGGAATCTGAAAATCCGATGTAATAAGTGCTGGCATTATTAGTCCTTTCTGCCGAAAATCTGCTCGGCAAGTTCCTTAAACTCTCCATTTGAATCTGAGGATGAACCCTTACTCTTTCCTTCATCCTTTCCTTCCTTAACTCCCGGGTATTTGCTTCCCTTGGCAAATTTGAGAATATTGTCTGCCTGCTTTACGCAAGACTCCTCGTCCTCTCCGGTAAGAAGTTCCGCCGGTACTCCGGTGTCTTTGGAAACTTTGTCTCGGATATCCCTGATCTTCCCCGCTTTCTCCATGCTGTCGACTTTTGCTTGAAGCTTTGCGGACTTCTCCTGTGCTTTCTGGAGCTCGGTTTTGCTTTCCTCCTGCTGCCTGTCGTACTCCGCTGCCTTTGTCTTTAGGTCTTCATAATCGGCGTACTTTTCTGCCTGTCTTGCAAGGCGTTCACCAATGATGGCGTTCACTTCCTCCTGCGTAAACGTCTTGTTCTGGTTCGCTCCGCTTCCATTGTTTCCCTGTGTTTCTGCCACTATTCTTTCCTCCTGTGAGTGTTTTCCGCGGTTTCAGCCCGCGTTGCCGTATCCGCAGTTATGGCCTGCGTGGCCAAAATAAAAGCGGTCAGCCCTCAAGCTTAACCGCCTTATTTCCTGTGAATTTTTCCCATCTGTCGATAATCACATCGACGTATTTTGGATCAATTTCCATGGCATAACCTTTTCTTCCATCCTGTTCACATGCCATGATTGTCGTCCCGCTCCCTCCAAATGTGTCGAGTACGATGTCTCCCGGTTTCGAGCTGTTCTGGATAAGATAATCAAAAAGTGGAATTGGCTTCATGGTCGGGTGTTCTTCCGATCGCTTCGGACGATCGAATCTTAATATTGTCGTCTGTTTCCTGTCGGAATACCACGCATGAGCTCCGCCATCGTTCCATCCGTATAGACACGGTTCATGCTGCCACTGATAGTCCTGGCGACCTAAAACAAACACGTCCTTTGACCAGATCAGGCATTCCCTGACCGTCCATCCTACATCCACGCAGGCTCCGCGGAAGTTGTATCCCTCTGAATCCGCATGCCAGATATAGAATGCAGCTCCGGCCTTCATGTACGCTTTGGCCGCGAAAAATGCTTCATCAAGGAATGTTCGAAAATCCACATCGTTCTTCTTATCGTTCTGGATTTTCAGTGCATTTTTTGTCTTTCCAGTGTAATCAACATTATATGGAGGATCCGTTAAATAGAGGTCTGCTGTACCCCCCCCCATCAATTTTCTGACATCATCTTCTTTTGTTGCGTCTCCGCACATCAACCTATGTGCTCCCAGAATCCATACTTCTCCCGGCCTTGACCTCGGTTTTTCCGGGAGCTTCACCTCGTAATCGTCGGCTTTCGCTTCTGGCGTCTCAATATCAAAGTTGAACCCGAATCTGCTCATGTCGATATCCGGAATGTTTCCGATTTCCAGTTTCAGCAAATCCTCGTCCCATGTGGAGGATTCGCCGACCTTGTTATCAGCCAGCCGAAATGCTTTGATCTGTTCCTCAGAGAGGTCGTCCGCACGGACGCATGGAACCTCGTCCATTCCGAGCTTCTTCGCCGCCTTCCAGCGCGTATGTCCGCAGACGATCACGTTATCCTTGTCGACCACGATCGGAACCTTGAATCCAAATTCCTGAATTGACTCGGCCACCTTTCCGACGGAGGAGTCGTTCTTCCTCGGGTTGTTCTCGTACGGTTTCAGGTCGGAGACCTTGATATATTCGATCTGCATTCTTTTCCTTTCAGGCATAATAAAAGCACCGGGTGTCTGCCCGATGCTTTCTTCTCAGTGAGTTATGATTATTTATTAATTTTCGGAGTCCTCGTCTTCCTCGTCCTCCGGCTCCGCCGTGGTGATATTGTTCGTCACCGCGAACGATAGCTTACTGACCGTCTTTGTCAGATTCTTTATCTCGTCCCGGATTTCCCGGAGTGCTTTTACTTCGTCGCTTACCATGTCACCCCTCTATCTCCTTGATCATGTCCTGCACCATCTGATCGACGCCTGAATAATCCGATGGATAGAACAGGTCACCGTCATCCTCGTCGTTATATTCAATACCCACAGCGATTTCCGGATCGCTGAAGGTGAACAATGCAAATTTGTCGCCGCTATCGCTTATAAAGCTCTTGCCTCTCGACCTCTTGTATCGTTGCGACAGAGCTTCCTCGAGAGAGGTCTTCAGCGCGTCACTGTTTTTTGATATTTCCGTCCATGTCATAACGTGCCTCCTTCTCGCCGTTTTTCACTTTCCAGTATGCCCCTCCATGGTGCGATCCTTTCTCTGGGTGATACTGAAAAATCCCGTCTCCGCCATAATTGATTCTGTATCCGCCGCCGTCTTCGAATGAGACTCCTTTGAGTCCTCCGTGCCCGAGCGGCTTAACCTCGTATCCTGTCTGCTCAAGGGTTGCCTTCATTCCTTCCGGAGTGAAAAGAGCTAATCCTTCGTGGTTATTTATTATAGCATCAGTTAGTCCCGAAGAGCCAGTCGTATTATTCAACTGTTCGACGATTGCGTTCTCTATTGCCTGCTTCCCCTGCTGTTCCTTTTCAGCGTTGTACTTTGCCCGCCGCATGGAATTGACCTTATCCTGCGGAGTGTTCCCCTCGGCGCTGTCGTATTCTTCCCGGAGCTTCTCTGGCTCATATCCGGCCACATCCAGCTCCGGCGTAAATCGGATCGCGAACTCACAATTACAATTTGCGTGGATATGCTCCGCATGGTCTCCCTTGATTGTTTTGTTCGATGCACGCTGCCATCCTCTGGATGCAATTACTTGACAAAATACGCAAGCGTCACCTGAAGGAATCCATGCAAACTCTGCATGATCCCTTTTTGCGTTCTTCAGCATGGTATCCGCCCCGGCACGCTTGACCAGTCTGCCGACCGCATCTCCAATCAACTCCCCTTCCGGAGACTGTTTTAGTGTCCCGTTTACGGATTTTGCAACCTCTCCATAGTCCGGCATCTCTGCAGGTTCTGCTTCCGGAACGTTCGCGTTCTGGAGCTTTGCGATTGCGTCATACATCTCGCAGGCCAGTTCAGCGGATCCTTCTCCATACTTCGTTGTCAGTGCCACCGCATAGTCTATAAGCGATTTTCTGTCGTCCAGCCCATTTTGCTCTGCGAATCGAATCATATCTTCTGCTGCCCTGCGGTTTATGGCTTCCAGCGATCGTATATAGGCCTCCCATTTTGTCTTCGCAATTTTCATCCAACTTATCCTGCTGCCCGGATCGGGCTTCTGGCGCGAGCGATTATGCTATTAACACCGTCAGTTCTTCCCTGCTTCCCCATTCTGGACATTCCCGGTCTCTAAAACGGTTCCGGCATTTGTATCGGCCTCATCGGTCAGGTTTTCAAGCAGCTGCTGCCCTCTTACTCTCTGTTCCTGCGCCTTGATCCTTCTGATATCCGCCTGGTCAAACCCTATCATCTCAAGGAATGTGTCTGTCGATGCGAACTCTGACCTTGCGGATGCTATCTTGATTGCCGCATCCGCAGTCACTGCCACAGACGGCATGGCCGGATTCTTGAAGTGCGCAACGATTCCTTTGTCATCATCTGGAAGCGCGTCCGGCGTCACTCCCCGCTCTATCGCCAATGCCATCTGTGCGATCTGGTAAAGGCTGTCTCCGTTTCCGGTGTTCAGCTGCTCTGCCAGGCAAGAATCGCGTCTGATGATGTCGGGTTTGCATCATTCACAACCCCTGTGTCTGTTACTGTCAGGCCTGTTGCAGCCGAAAACTGCGTTGCCAGTATGCGCAGCATGTCCGTATGCGGCGTAATGCTACCCTGCTGCAGCTGTCCAAAAACAGGATTTGCCCCTGTTTCCGGATTTCCTGTTGCGGCCAAAATCGAACCGACGTATTGTTTGAATTTATTATTGATCAGCACGTCGTATTGCTCGTCCGTCACCCCCAGCAGATATTTCTGCGGGCTTGTGGCAAATTCCAGTCCGATGGTGGCGTTCGCAATCGTTCTTACATATCCCTGTATCAGTTTCCTGACCGGTCCCTTGATTCTGGACTGTCCAAACGGCTTTTCTGATGATGCATTCCAGATCATTGGTTCCATCAACGGTCTTCCGAACTGATGCGGATACTCTTCCGCTTTCCAGTGCCCGGATTCCCGCGACAGTGTCCATGTAGCAGTATCTGTATATAGATTTATATACATCGGCGACCAGTTTAAATTGCTTTCGTCTTCCTGCGTGTCCTGAAATGCGATCCCACTGTCAATTCTTCCCTTTTCGCTGCTCCAAGCGCCTGCCGCACATTGCGGTGAATAGAAGCGGATTTCCGCATGGTCGGGAGATCCGGATAGTGCTCCGAATGTGCATCCATACAGAAGCTCGTCCCGGCATGCCTTTGCATACTCCGCAATAAGCCGATTACGTCTGACTATCTGCGTCATGGCGTCAGCGCTTTGCCCGTTCTCCGCCACAAATCCATCGAACAATGACCGTCCCGCCAAAACGTCCACTGCCTTAGCACCCCAGCTGCACCCTATGTCAAGTTTTGCCATGTTTCTCGGCAGCGCTATCCCAAGGTTCACTTCGCTTAAGCTGATTTTCCCATTATAGTATCGGCGTTTCCTGATATTGCGGGACATATGGTAATTGTATATCTTCACAAGTTTATTCAATTGCGCCTGCTCGCTATCCGGCAGTCCTTCCACCATCCCGATGTTTAATGTCAGCATCCAAACCCCTTACCAGATTTTTCATCCAATCCGCATTTTGCGGCTGGGATCTCGTTTTGAATTTCTGCACCCCCAGAGTGCCAGAGCTGCCGCCTCGATCGGCGCAGGATTATCCCCGCCAAAGCCAAATCCTCCGGCAATCGCACGTTTAACTGATCCTACTGCGCTGTCATTCAGATCCTCCTGCGGTGCGTACCATGTGACCGTTTTTTCGTTGATTTCTGTAATCATCTGCGACGCTGCAGCAATGACATCCCTTGCTGATGGACGTACTACGGAGTTCTTTGCTTTCCAAGTATCTCCAATTCTCTCGCAAAGAATATCCACTCCATTTCTGCCATCGATCACAACACAGCAGGCTTTTGTATATCTTTGGTTCAGCCAGTCTGCCAGCCATCGTATTCCGCTGTTTGTAGTCTTTCTCTGTATAATTTCTATTCTTGCCGGCCCATTTTCCGGGCAAATAGCCCCGCATAAAACAACTTCCGATCCGTCAGGCGTGAACTTTATACCATATGCGGTTTTCCCTTCCGGCTTTGCCACACTGGATCGGCATGCTTCCCATGCATCCTTATCAATCGCGTTGTCCTTCTTTTCTGTCAGGACCGGTGACCACCATCCGAGCCGCTCCCGGCAAAATCCGTCCTTACTGAGCATTTTCCGCTCTTCGTCCGTAAAGTCCTCTGACAGTCGTGCCCCCATGGCAGGATTGGTCATAAACCAAATGTCATGATTCCCGGTATCTATCTCATCCACGGATTCCGCGGCGATCGACCACTCATGCCACGCATCATGCGGTCCCGGATCCGAAAGGCACGCCGTCCTGAACCTGCGGAATACCTCGCCCGGACAGTTCGGATATGGCGGCGTTCCAGTATAGATCACCTGTCTTGTCCCTGTCTCTGACGCTGACAGCGTAGCCGTGATCGCCTCGATCTGATCGTCTGTCAGTTCCTGCGCCTCGTCGTAGACAACCAGAGAAATCCCTGAAAATCCTCGTGCCGACTGGCGGGATCTGGCGGAATACCGTATCTCTCCACCATTTTTCAGGTAGATCGATTCTTCACCGTTCGTATACCGTATCTGTGCCACTTCCTCGGCGACTTCCGGATGCCTGTCATTCGTAAACATCGCGGCAAGACGCCGGAAGCTTTCTTTCTCTGTCTTGACCTGATGCGCAGTGTGCAGAATTTTTTCGCCTTTGATCACAAGCCCGAAAAACTCCCGCGCTTCCAGGCAAAAATTTTTACCGTTCTGCCGCGGAACCGATAAGCCTGCCGTCGCAACTGTGTACTTTCCGGAAAAGTCTGCACCTAGCCAGCAGTCTACGACAAGCTGCTGCCACGGGTCTAACTGTTGGCTGTACTCTTTCATCAGGATTCCAGCGTCTCGTCCGTCTGTTCTCTTCCGGTCCGGTTCTATTCTGATTCTCGGTTCCTGCGATCCGTTCATGCTTTTTTCTGCTCTCCTCTGATGATCGAAAGCACTGTCTTTGGCCTGAGATCCGTACTCTTTGTATCTTTTTTCACATCTATTGTGCTCATGATCTGGTTCATCCCTGTCATGTATGCTTTCCAGAGCGATTCATATCCCAGAAATAGCGGATTCTGCCTTATCCCGGCTTGCCCTCCGCCGTTGTTATAGGATATTGCGATCTCAGAATTCTTGATCACCGCAATCGTATCCTCCAGCTTCACGCTCATCCATGCTGTGTTTTCAATCACTTGCTCGCATAATTTTATCTTCCACTCTTCCGCTCCTGCCTCTTTCATGAGGCGTTTGATCCGGTTGCGCTCTTTATTTTTTCGCGATTCCAGGTCGGTTTTTGCCATTTTTGTGATCCCTGTTTTTATATATATATTATTAATAAAAACTACAGTTTATTGACCACCCTGCCGGCAGGAGGCTCTTCGGGGGTAAATCGGCGCTGGACGGCGCAGGGTTGCCTCCGGCGGGCCGGAGGGGTACTCCCCCTCCCCTTAAAAACATCTGAGTTTGCGATATGCATGATATTTATTAATCACCAGTCACCGCTTGTATGGATGACTCGTGCTATCCGCTCTCCCCCGACAACGAATCCGATCTTGTTGCTTTTAGCAGCATTGCAGCAATAATGCGCTGCCTGCAGATTATTCCAATCTTCTGCAGCTGCTCTTGCCGATCTGTATCCGAACTCCTTCCATCTGCTTACCGGCTTGATCTCATCTATCACAAATGATAACGGATGCGCTGCATCACTCGGCTCGTTGTAGTGGATAGGCCCCAGCCTTCCGTGGCAGATGCCACACTCGCATCCTGCTGCCTTCATCCGCTGCCGGTACTTCCTCCGCAGTGCACCGTTCTGCGATCTTGGATTCCCTGCCATCCTTTCCCCCGCATTCTTCCCACGCGAAAGGGGAGCTGGTATTGCCAGCTCCCCTAGGTATTCATGATCCCATATTATCACACAATACTGTCCGATAGTGTCCGGAGTTTGTTTAAAATTAACTCTGCATGTTTTAATCCCTCTGATCTCTTGTTCCATGCAGTTGATGGTGCACATGGTATTTTTCTCGCAACATCGTTCATGCTTAATGGTTTATCTCCAGCTACATAGTACAGCCACATCACCCTGCGCTCTTCCGGATCCTCTATTTCCGCAATACAGTACTCCGCAATATTAATCTCAAGGCTGAGGGTTCGAATCTTCTGCTGCAGCTTCGCCTGTTCATCCACGTATAGAACAATAGCATCTGCCATCGGATCTGCCTTTCCGGATGTCTGTACCTGCACATCTTTTGTTTTCAATCCTCCCGGCATTGCTTTATCTTCCAGTACGGCAATCTGCTCCTGCAGATCCCTGACTTCTTTTCGCAGCTTCCGTATATTCTGCAGCATAATTTCTATCATCCGCTTATCCTCGCATTGTACTGATCATGTAAAAGGCAGGTTATCGCTGAATCCTTCCGGAATGTCCTCAAACCCGGAGTCATATGTATCTCCGCCTTCGGCCTGCTGCCCTGCGGTTCTTCCGGCGGATTCATTTGCGCCGGCGCAATTTTTGCTTTCCGCGAACTCGTGCTCGTCTGTTACCACGACAGTCGTATATACCTTCTGTCCGTCCTGCCTTGTATAAGATCCTGTCTGGATTCTTCCGGCTACTGTCAGCTTCGTACCTTTGCTGCAGTATTTCTGCAAAAACTCTCCGCACTTACCGAATGCAACACAGCTGATAAAATCCGCCTGCTGCCCCTTCGCATCCTTTGATTTGTGCCTGTCCACCGCAATCGTGTACCTCGCTATGCACATGGAATCCTGTCCCTGTGTGTACCTGATATCCGGATCCCGCGTCAGGCGGCCCATCAAAATCACTTTGTTCACTAGTCTTTCTCCTCGTCGTAAATTTTCGTCCAGTAGCCAAACCTCGCCCCGCTGGAGCAATGCAGCGTCGGAATCCATACGTATCGGCCTTTCCGGACGATTCCCCGCCGCTTTTCCTGCTCTCTCCGTTCCATGTCGCGGATGATCTGCAGCTCTCTCTTCGCTTTTCCACCGCTATTTGTCTTTTCCACAGTTCTTCCCCCGCATCTATTTTTTGAAAATGATGACTGCCATCACGATGATTGATGACACTGTCATTCCGCCTATCAATGCCAGCATGTTTTTGATAATTTCCACTTTTGCCTCCCCACCATCAATCAAGAAGTTACAAGTAGTTCTTCCCAAACTCCGCCATAAACTTATCGTGTCCGTATCTGCTCTCGAACTCAATCTGTGCAAGCCGTTTTAACCGCAGGCCGTAATCATTGCAATCCGGTCTGTGCACCGCTTCCCTGCTGCCCGTGATGTCTCCCGTATGATGCTTCCGGCACAGATAAACCTTTAAACCATAGTGCTCGGACTTTTTCCTCCGTGGGCCGCCAAAGACATGGTGTTCCTCCAGATAGGGTTTGACGCTACCATCCCCGCAGAATATATCGCAGATGTAGCAGCGGTGCTTGCTTTTGTCCTGCATGATCGATCTGCTCAATTCTCTGCCTCCGCGTTTGTCTCGCCCGGATCTTCGTCGGCAGGCATCCCGTCTTCCAACTCGCCGTCTGACTGATATACTTCGGTTTTTCTGCTTTCTACGATGATTTTTCCGGACGACAGATACATCGATGCAGTCAGCATACCGTCCACATTAACCGTGATCTTTTTCACATACTTTCGTGCCACTGCCTCTGCGCCCGCCTGCAGGATCCTCGCGGCATCCGGCGATCTTTTCTGCACAATCTTCCTGATTGACGCTCCCGCCGTGCTGATCAGGTATTCGACTTCCCGTTCCTTCTCTGCGCCCTCACAATTGCATTCACTCGACGCGATTTTATCCATTTCCTCCTGCGTAGTTTCTACCGGCACCCGCATGACTGTCCGGGTCTGTCCGCACCACTTGCATGTTCCGTATCCATCCTTGAAGTTCATTTCCGTCCCTTTCTATTTCTTCATCTGGCTTTGTTGTTCCGCCACATCCGGTTCCTTATATTTTCCCAACAATCCCCTGATTTTCATTCCAAGGAACGTCATGTCTGTATCGATCATGCTTATATCTGACCGCCATGTGTCCGTCGGAACCGCCTCCAGCGTTTCGGCATATTTTGCGATCTTTAGTGCGTCTTCCCTGATCTCGGTCCATTCCTTCCGGAACTCAGCACTCTGATATGCTCTTTCCGGACCAGCTTCCTCTGACTTCCCTGCTGCCGGTGCCTCCACCGCAGTTGTTGCTTCCGATTCTGCAGCTGATCCGGGATTTTCCGTTGTCCTATCCTGCTCCGGCTGTTTATCCTTCGGTTCTTCCAGCGGATTCATTTGCGCCGGCGCAATTTTCAGTTTTTCTTCCTTCTGCGGCTCCGGTTCCTTTTCCGGTTCATCGACTGGCATCGGCATTACATTCAAAATTTCTTCTACCTGCTCCCATATCTCTGCCCAATCGACATCGCGGATCTCGTCTTTCCGGACAATTGTCAGCTTCGGCACCTTGTCGATCCCGCTGAATGTCAGCATCACACGGCCCATGCCTTCCGGCCTCGACTGCAGCACGCCTACTCCCGACGGCTCCAATGCCTCCAGCACGTAATCCCGGATATCATCTCCATTTTCATGATCCAACATTGTCCGCATGGCCCGTTTTGCGTCCTCCGGCCGTCCTGTAAAATATGCGCGGATCATTGCTTTCAGCTCGTCCTCTTCCGGATCGCCCTCCATCATGACTTCCAGCGGCGTTGTTTCCTGCTCCTTCTGCACTTCATCTTTGATTGTCCGAATATCCTCCCGCGACAGCTCCGGCGGGATTGCTTCCGCGACCGATTCCGGAAGTGTCAGCATTTCTGATAGTTTTGTGTAACCGTGGGTGGCATATTCCGGCAGGAGATCACCCCTGCCGTCGCCGAATTTTTCCGCGATCGCAATGAACCTGGATGTCTGATCCGGCCGGAGTCCGTATTCCTTCGCGGCGAAATCACCCATCCCTGAATATCCGCTTCCGCGAAGGATATCTGTATCCCTGGCTTCTTTGAGCATCTGCCCGATTTCGACGAAGTAGGAGGCCGTCTTGTTCATCACGAAATCAAATTTCGCCTTGAATCCCTGATATCCTCCGTATTTGATCTGCATTTCCGTATTCTGTGTAATTTCCATGTCTCCTCCTTATGACGCGGCCTGCATAACCGGCTGGTCCGCGCATCCGCCTGCTGCCTTGCCTGCCTCTTCCAGCTTCTGTGATTCCAGGTCCTCTTCTTCCTTCTTTTCGACCTTCGCCTTGTTCTTCCGGACCTGCTTCATCCATTCCGCTAATATCTTCTGCACAGTCTCTTTGTCCGGCTGCCTGTCATACGCCGCGTAAAACTGCAGCACAGCTTTTCCGTCCGTTTCAATCGTGTACCATGGCTCCCGCGGGTTTTCCGTATGGCGGAGAAATAGGATCCACGTCTTTCTCTGTGACATGCTCTCCATGTAGCGGCCGCCGCAGGATCCTACGCAATTGTGCTGTTTCTGCCCTTCGTCAATAATGTCCGCGTAGCTTCGCGGCACGACAATGCGGCAGCCTTCCTTTTCCCACGCAAATATCTCCTTGTTCCGTCTGTAGTCCCTCCAGATTCCAGCGTACTTCCTCCGGTATTCCTGCTTCCGCTTTCTGGCTTCCTCGGCGTTCCTCCTTGCCATAATCTCCGCACGCCGACGGTTCTCTTCCTCCACATAAGCGTCGTGAAACTGTCTCCAGCGCTTATTCCTGTAGATGATCTCATCGTGAATATTGGATCCCCTTGCCTCCGCCATGCGCAGATAATCGGTATACAGCTTCATGGTGGTCTGATCGATCCCGCCTGTTTTATCTAGAAGAGAGAAAACATGGTTCATGTTCAGTCCATGATCCGCTATTTCTTCGATCAGCATAAATTTATAGTCCGACCGGATGGCGCCGATCATGCTGTTCCACTTGTCGCTGATCTCCGGATGTCTCCAGATCATCATGGCCGCTGCGTACCCCATGTTGTATTTCACGATCTTTCTTCGTGTCTGCCGGTCTATCCTCTGCAGATTTTTCAACTGTTCTGACGCAATGCATTCAATGAGATCACAGATATCTGCGGCCATTACCGTCATGCCTGCTTTGATGACCATCTCTATTTCCGGATGATCCCGCAGTCTGTGCAATACGGCCCATGGATCTGCCTTCCCGTCCATAGCCCGCAGGCTTGATATCTGTGCTTTCGACATTCCCAGCGAATCCAGATTGTCATATATCCTGTATTTCTTCGGCAGATTCCCGACGGCTCCTCTTTTTGTCTGCCAGAATCTCTGCCCGCGCCCATACGCATTTGACAACTGACCGTAGATCCAGCTATTCCACTTTGTCCCAAATTCATCCTCTAACGCGTTGCAGATTTCCGTGATGCGGATCGGGCCGCCTCCTTGCTGGTTTTCTCCCTTCATCTTTTGCACCCGGAATATCCGCTCTACCGCTTCGCCTTCCGTGTTTCGCTGGAACAGCTTTACGTTCATGGTCTCTCCGCTGCGAATATCCGCTGCCATCGCCACGACCTTTTTCTCAAATCCGCAGGGAAGAGGCGGGATCTTCCGGCGGACCATCGCATCGATCTCCTTCTGTTTTTTCCTTTCCCTGTCTCTTGCTTTTTTATTCCGGATGTGCTCCTCGAACTCTCCGACATCCCACGATTCCTCATCGCCTGCCCTTTTTAAAAATGTTTTAACCGGCTCCAGCTTTTTTCTGATCCGTGGGAATCCGGCATACTCGATGCTTTCGCGCGTCCACTGTCCGCTCTGATACCACGTGATATATCCGTCCTTCCACACAAAATGCACTGTGTGTATCGACCGCGAAGAGTATTCGAACGATGTCCTCGTATAACCTGATACCATGAGCACTTCTTTCCCGCACGCCCGGAAGCACTTAATATCAAAACTTTTCCCCGGATTTTGCGGGATATGTTTCAGCAGTTCACTTTTTCGCATGCTTCGCGCCCCCGTCCAGCACTGACAGGATCATCCTGCGAAGATCGAGGTCCGTCCCGCACGCAAATCCCATGTTGCCTGTTTTATTCTTCCGCGCTATATCCTCCATGAGCTTCCAGACGATGTCTATCCTGGCTCCTTTCTTCATGAACCGTTCCGCGTCCTCTTCGCTCTCGGCAGCCATTGACATAGCCATGCCATAGATCACATCTCTTGCAGGGTCCGGGATGCAGGACGCTTCTTTTTCTACTTTCAGCCTGGCGACAGCTGCCACCCTTGACGCCGCAAGAAACTGCATCTCACTATTCCAGTAGTCCTCCGCGTCTTCCGGATCGATGCCGTTCTCCTTTGCCAGCTCAATCAGGCTTTCCTTGTCGCCTTCTTCTTTCAGCCCTTCTGCTGCCTTGTTCAGTTCTTCCGCTGAATCAAATTCTCCAAACTTATCAAACATTCAAGCCTCCTTTTCGATCTGCCGCATGTACTGCTCCATCTTGTCGGATTCCATCTTCTGCGCGGCCAGTTTCATTCCCTCAAGTGCTTTTGCTGCTTTCTGCCACTGCTTTTTCCTTCTGATCTCCCTTCCACGTGATCTCTTCCATCCATCTTTTTCCCACTGATGAAGATGCAGAATGCCATCGATCACCGGTTTATTGTCCGATACGATCAGGACATTTACCGAGCTGTCGTTAATTCTTCCCGCAGCTTCCGTCAGCGCCCAAAGTAACGCTCCCTGCGTATCGCATCGGCAATCTGACCATGCTGTGCGGAACCCCGCGACTCTGCCGTCCTGTACCGCCTGCATGAGATACCCGTAGTGCCCGTCCTGTGGTGTCCTTAACGATCGGATGTCCGTCACCGGAAATATGTACACCGTCATACCTTCCTCTCCTTTCTCCGCTTTCTTCCCAGTCCGTTTGTCAGAGGCCTGCGGCGCTCTTTCGGATCATTCGGATCATTGCGGATATAGATGCATTCCCTGAAGGGCCTGCCATTCAGATCTGTCTCCACCCCGCCTTTGATGGAGTCCGGATCAATGTGGTATCCTTCGATTTCCGGAAGGTCTTTCTCGAAAGTCCTCTCTGTGATTTTTCTTAGAATCGGTTCCGGGCGGTAAAGGTTCTGAGAGGCATACCAGCGCTTCCCGATCTTCTCACCCTCCGATTCTTCTTCTGCAACATCGGGTGTCTGTTGCTTTGGTCTCGTGTACTTCATGTAGTAATCGGCCAGTTCCGTGTAATTGCCGTCCTTGTAAAGCGGCGTCCCATGAACAGGCCCTGCGCCCCAGCAATCCTGCACCTCCTGCAGATCTGCATCCTTCAGGATTATATGAACGTGCCTGCTTCCCCTTGGACCGATCTCCATGGTGTAGATATATTTCAGTTCCCGCTTCGGTTCACTCTTTGTGTATCTTCTGCGGAGGCGCTTTATAAAGTTCGTTATCTGTCTCTGCATGGCACCTCTGTCCGGCGGCTTTTCCGATCCTTTCCCCCATTCCAGTGTGAGGGACTGATCTTTCCCGGCTTCGAAGTTCGCGTTCACCAATATGGCCAGCTCCTTCTTCTGCCTCCGCCAATGTGCCATTGCAATCTCATAACTGCTCTTTTTCTTAGGCGGGGATCCTCTCCCCTTCCTTCCCATTCTCCCGGCGAAATACTCCGAGAGGAATAATACATTTCCGGCATATACCCTCTTCCTGTAATATCCCGGCGTGCTCTTCTGTGACATAGTGTTTTCCGCCTGTGTCCGAGTTGTGGATACGATTACCTTGCCGCTTAAGGCGGCTCCTGCCGCCTCTGTTGTGTTTTTCTCCGACAGGTGCTACACTAAATTTGTAAATAGCTAGTGCAACACCTGTTGAGGAGCGATCGTAAGGTCGCTCCTCTTTTTGCGTTCATTGATGCCTTTCTTCCATTCTTCATCGTGATCAGCATGCCATGCTGTGGCAAATTCGGAGCATTTGCGTGCTTCTTCAAGGCGAAACAGTGCATCGATGTCTTTCCTCATTCCGCACGTGGCATCGCAAAACTCCGGTCCCTCTTGCTGCTCCATTGCTTTCTGCACTCCGGATCCGAACCGGCAAATGACAATCTCACTCATTGCTGCGTCTGTCCTCTTTGAACCGGTGGATGAGATAATCGAGTAGAAGACCTGCGCCGAACATTGCAAATCCCGCAGCCTCCATGATCCAGAATTCCCTGCTTGCACCGTTATCACCGTCAATCAGAAACGCCCATGTCCACGCCATAATCTGGAGAGTAATCCCAGCGCCGTAAATAATATCCATGTCAATTCCCCTCCTTCGCCATCTCCGGGCGCATCCTCTGCTCCCGTAGAAACGCTTCGTATCTCTTCCTTTCTTCCGGATCCGTTCTGATCTTCTCCTTGCTGGCCAGGCAAATGTCTAGAATCATCTGGTAGATTCCGGGTGTTAAATAGTTTTCTCTTCTCATGGTGTATCCTTCCTTGAGCGCTCAGTCCCGCACCGGGAATCGAACCCGGATATGTCGGCCGGCTGGCAAGTAAGTTAGGAGCGGTCACCGCTCTCCCATTGCGCTATGCGGGTATGTCTCCTCTCTCTGCTATACTTAAGTAGCCAGCGTTGCCGCTGCGATTACTCGCTATGATCAGCTTCGTGAGTATTGATCCATCTCTCCGCCTCATCGAGAAGGGCTCTGAGCTTTTCTTCGATGAGGTCTTGCATTTCTTTGCTTCCTCCGATCATGATGCTCCCTTGTATTCCGACCCCACTCCAATAGTCTCCTATTCTTATTTGAATACTTTTAATCACTGCTTTATCCATATGGCCTCCTTGAATCTGACCTTGCTGTTGTCTGGGACTGAAAGGGCAGTCGCGTTGATTGAAATATTTTTCCCTTTGCCTTAAAATTAATTTGCCTGATGGCAGGGAAGGAGCGTGGTTATTTTGACCAAACTTTTGACTTTGCCTGCTCCCTTACGCTGAGGCCGCAACGGTGGTACCAAAGCACCTTAAACTGGGTTTAATGCAGCAGATGGAAAGGCGTTAATCTTTCGTCTGGCAGCGTAACTCGCCCACCTTTCCGTTCACTCCTCATGCGAATCAGCGTTCAGGCATTTTGGCGGAACCAAAACCGCTGAAGTGATTCGGCGCCACAAGAAGCGTCAAGGTGTTTTTGATGCGGTGAAAACCTGCGCGACGCATAGGGTAAACAAATTTGGCAGAAGGCCGATAAGGAAACACCCCTTATCGGTCTTTTTGTTTCCCTTATGCCGCGCCACCTGATGCGTTTATGCGCGACGGAACAGGTCTTTCCAGTCGCTTGGTCCAATCAATGCGGCTGTCCTTTCAATCTCAGACAATGTAAATTCTGTCCTTCCGTGCAGTTTGTACTGCAACGCCCTTTCTGTTATTCCGAGCGCCGCAGCATATTGCTTTAGAGACACATCATGTTTTTTCAGTTCAGATCTGAGATTTTCAAACATGCTCGTCCGATTCCTCTCTAATCTTGATCTCCTGTTCTGCGTTGCCGCCGGCAAGCCCCATCAGGAATCCTTCGAGAAGCCCGATCTTATATGCGTCCCCGCTTTTATGGATCTCATTTGCCTTCTCTAAAACACTTATTTTCTCTTTCATCTCCATGCTCATTCCTCGCTCCTTTCCCAGTCCGGTTCTTCCTGCATCAGCGCCTGCTTCCAGCCCTGCTTTACTGTTTCATTCAGCATGATTTCGTATAATATGTCTTCGTTGATCGGACGCAACTCCCGGATGCTCATGTCAGGATTCAGAATCATCTGGTACAATCCCCGCTGCTTCCACTCCTCGATCCGCACCAGCACTTCCGATTTCAGCCATGTGTCTAAATCGATCGTGTTTTCCTTAACCACGATCTTCAGGAAATACGAATCCATATATTGGAGCTGGTACTCTCTGACAAGGCCGTCAGCTGTCGCGTTAATACACACCCATTCATCCGGATTCTGTGCATAAGCTCTGATTTGTTTTAGTGTCATAGTTTTTCTCCTCTGCGTATTTCTGCAGCATCATTACGCAAATCGCGCAAGCAGGATATCTATTGTCCTCTCGCTGCTTTTGTTCCTCGGATCAATGATCCATTCCCTGTTATATCTGGCTGTGACTTCGCCTTTAACTCGAGCCATACGATCCTGCTTCCTTCGATTCCATATACTCTTGAAGGCTTACAGTTGTTATGAACCTCGTATTCCGTTTTTTCACCGGAAACAATGTCCTTAACTATTCCGTAATGCCATCCGCTTAATGATCCTGCTGCCATCTTGTGTCCTGACATTTTCCTCACCTTTATCCTGATTGTTTGTTATACAAACAATATAGTTTGTTTAATAGACATTGTCAACGGCTATTTGTTGATTCTGCAAACTTTATCTTGAGGAATGCTCATGCCCGTGCTATTCTGAATTTACCGAATAATCTTTTAACCACTTATTAAATATTGAGGACATTAAAATGACCGAAAATGAACGAGTTAAATATTTGAGAGAGACTATCCTCCCGCAACGTAACGGTCGAAGGGTCAGCCAAGACACATTTGTGGAAGGGTTAGGCATTAAAAAGTCTGCACTATCCCTTATAGAAAGTGGGCGAAATAGCCTTTCTGACAGCGTTCGTCTTCTTATTTGCAACAAGTACAACGTTCGCGAGGAATGGCTGCGAGATGGGTCTGGCGATGTGTTTGTAGAAAAATCTGTTGAAGATGAACTGACTGATCTGGCAGAAAAGGTTATGGCTGATACGCCGGATTCTTTCCGGCGGCGTTTTGTTACAATGCTGGCCAAGCTGACTGATGATCAATGGAAACTGCTTTCTGAAATGGAGTCTATGCTTCTTTCCTCTGCTGGATCTGATAAGGATTCCACTGCGCAGCTGCATGCGGATCTGGATCATGAAATTGCTTTACAGAAGAAACAGGCGGCAAGGTCCACTGGTTCGGATTTTATGCCGGCATCAAATATCCAGAAGAATGGAGGAAAAGAATCAGCGAGCTGATTGAATAGAAAAAATTGATATGAATTTAAAAGAAAAACTATATCGGCTAGTCGAGCCTCCTGAAGAAGATGAGAATCCGGATCTCTATGACATCATTATGATGATCGCTATCATCGTAAGCATTATTCCTTTGATGTTCAAAAGATCACATCCTGTCTTTCTTGCCACTGATAAGATTACAGTCACTTTATTCATATTTGATTATTGCATTCGATGGCTGACTGCAGACTTAAAACTTAAGAAGAACAGCATAGTGTCATACCTTGCTTATCCTTTTACACCTATGGCAATAATTGACCTACTGTCAATTCTTCCGGGTATAAGTGCCGCAAACGCTTCACTCCGTCTTTTCAGGACAATTCGATTGATCCGTATGTTTCGGATTTTCAGAGTTTTTAAAGCTCTTCGATACTCCAAAAATATTGGAACCATCATGACTGTAATCAATAATGAAAGAGATTCTCTTATTGCTGTGTGCTGGATATCGGCAGGATATATATTTATCTCCGCATTGATCGTTTTTAACGTAGAACCACAGACTTTCAACTCGTTTTTCGATGCTATCTACTGGGCTACTGTTTCTCTTACTACAGTCGGTTATGGTGATATATATCCAGTGACTACTGTTGGCCGGTTGATTACTATGATATCTTCCATCTTTGGAATCGCTGTCATTGCTATGCCTGCAGGAATCATTACTGCAGGTTTTATGAACGCAATTAAGGATGATCCCAGCTAATATTTGCGCCGGCGCAATTTTACTAAAAAATAAAAGTGCCGCCCTGTTGCAGCAGGACGGCTTGAAAAAGGATATTGATGTATGAAAACAAAATCCACTAATAATATACCACAAAAAAGATACGGCGTAATCTACGCCCGATACTCAAATGGTCCGAATCAGACTGAGCAGAGTATTGAAGGACAGATTCACG